GCCCGGCAGCACGGGCACCAGCGTAGTTGCGCTCAAAGGTCGGGTCGATGTACAGGCCGTCCGGTCTGCTGGATAGGCTGTGATTCGTAGACACCGTCTTAAGCATCACCCCACGGTATCCTGCTGCCTTGACCTTTGCCCAGTCGATAACGCTCTGATACCGGCTCACGTCAATGTACCGGTAGGGCGGTTCCCCTGCCCACCCGGTCACGGTGTCCACAGTGGGCACGTCCGGTGCAGGGGCGGGCTCTTCCTTGTCGGCACCGTCACCGGCAGCATGGGAGAGCGCAGAGAAGATATCCCGCAGGAAATCAAGCATTACTTTCCACCTCATAAAAACCCTCCTCCGTCAGCTTTTTCATCACGGCATCCTTGTACCGGTCAGGCACGTTGTCGATGGTAAAAGCGCCGTCAAAGCGGTGCAGCTTAATTTGGGTCACATAGAACAAAACCATAGTATCCTCCTCTTACTGTTGTGCGGCCAGCAGGTCAAGCATAGCCGCTTCCAGAGCGGCAAGGCGCTCTTCTGTGGTGGGCAGCTGTGCCTTTTCCTCTGCTTCCTTGCGGGCCTTTTCCTGTGCGGCCAGCTCGTCAGCGGTGTACAGGATGTACCGCAGCACTTCCACTTCTTCGTCATAGGCTTCCTTTGCAGCCACGCCGGGCACGTCCACCACCTTCCAGCGGTCACGACCTCCGTTGGGATAGGTCTTGTACTCGTAGTGGGTAACCGGCTTCACCGCTTCCACGGCCTCGTGGTGGATGATTTCCGGGTCGTCCTTCAGGTAGCCCAGTGTCAGGTCAGGGTTTTCGATGGGGTTGCCGTGCTCATCAATGATTTTCATGTATACTCCTTTCGGTTATGCTACTCTGCGCCAGATGTACGCGGAGTAGTAGGGGTTGAGGATGTTCATGGGTTGGTCGTCACCTTTACTTGTTGTCACGGCCCACGCGCAGTTTTTCCCTTCAGCGTCTGTTATTTGGGCAACGTCTGAAATGTAGAATTGCCATTGACTAAAATGCGAGTCGCCACTATACTGGTTGCCGTATCCATGAACGTGGTTTGGCATTTCTGCTATTGTTTGCGTATGCGTCGCGCTACCTCCTGTACTTCCTGCCGGATAGGTATCGCTTGCACCCATGATAAATCTGCCCTCAATGCGCTCCCATGTGCCGCCGTAAAGCTCTGCCGGGCTGGTAGCGTTTTCGCTGATGTACAGACTGCCTACGGGGTGGTCTCGCTCGACTACCGCCGCAAGGACTTGCTGATAGATAGCATAGGCATCAGGGCCGATGCCATTTTTGAGTTCTCCTAGTGCCATTGTTTCTCCTTTCGGTTATGCTACTCTGCGCCAGATGTACACACAGTAGTAGGGAGGAATGCTAGAGCTAGATGCGGTGTTTCCTGCAACGGAGTGCATTTCTCCAGCGGGCTTCTCACCATATGTCGAGGAAAATCCATCATTGGCGAGTGTATACTGTCCGTCATTAACTTTTCTGTTATCATCGCTCCACGGTTGTGTTTTGTAGTTATATGTGGAAATGGCGGATGACGGATATCCGACCAAAGCGCCAAGCCGCCACATAAACGATAATTTGTACTCATGTTCATGCGTCGCGCTACCTCCCGTACTCTCTGCCGGGTAGGTATCGCTTGCGCCCATGATAAACTTACCTTCAATGCGCTCCCATGTGCCACCGCCAAAAGTTACGGACGGGTTTTCAGGGCTGATGGTCTGATAGATACTGCCTACAGGATGTGCCGCAAGCAGGAAGTTGGAATAGATGGAGCCGTTACCATAGAACTGGCCGCCATACTTGATGGGATACCACCGGGCAGAAATTTCCGCAGTCGGAATGTTGTGTGCACGGATACGGATAGCTCCGGTTCGAGTTTCGGGGTTTACAAGCATAGCTTTACCGGCTACATCTGCGCTTGCAGGGTCAATGCTGACAGATACCACAGTCGTGGACGTAACAGCTGCTGTAATATCAATGTAATGCGGGTACTCTGCAACTTCGGTGTCTGTTTGCCACCCCGTAATTGGAATAAAAAGATCATGTGGATCAACGGAGTCTGCTTTGCCCCCATTCAGCGCCGTTGCCGCCTTCTGCGCGTTGTTGACCTGCCTCATCAGGTAATTGTACCCGTGCTGCTCGTCCAGGCCAGCCTCAGCGCCGGTTGGGGCGATGATCTGACCGGATGTCCAGTTTTCCGGAAGATCAGCGGGAAGAGGAATGTTTTTCAGGATATCATCCGCCATAAAGCAAAGTTCCCTCCTTGAAGATAATGGTGTGTTTTAACTTTGTTCTGGTCGTGGTTTCGATGCTGACATCATCCTGCGTGAGAGCGGCTCCGAACGCATCTTGCGCAGAGATGGCAGAGACTTTTGTGATCTTTTCCGATGGCAGAAGCTCATACTGCAGTGTGACTGCCGCACCGGAAAGGCTCTTTGCAAGGTTCGGAACGGTATAATCGCCGTTCAGCTGCACCATGTTGATGTGATCCGCCAGGTACGAGGCTAGGCTTGCCAGGAACAGCGGGGTCACAGATGCAGAAGTGGGCGCGGAGGCCGTCACCGGGACAAAATAATTTTGTCCCGGTGACGCGAAGGAAGTCTTACCCAAAAGCCAGCTGCCCAGAAGATAGTGATACCGGCTTCCGTTTGCCAGCACGGTGTCCGCGCCCTCCAGAATGGATAGATTTACGTCCACGTCTGTTTTTTCAGTAATGCCGAAATAGCAGTCCGATGCGTACAGCGTTTCTCCCGCATCGTTTAGTATCTCGTAGTGCGTGACGGTCGAATTACCTGCCTCCGGTTCAATGGATGCTTCCAGCTTCAGGTTCTCACCCGCGATCATCAACATTTCAGAATCCACCTGCAGTGTCGCAGATGCAATGACGCTTTTCAGCGGTTTCACGGTCGCTGCGCGGTTGAGCCGTGCCGTCGTGGCAAGCTCTGCCGCCTTGTGGGCCACGTCCAGAAGAAGCGTTTGCGTCAATGTCGGTGAGGCCGCAGCCTTTACGGTCGTCCATCCTCCGAGCTCGGCAAACGGCTTTTTCCCAAGGGCCCAGCCGCCCAGACGATACTTATAATCGTATTTCTGCACATCGACCTGCTCTGTGATCAGGATTCCGGTCTTGAGGTACGGCATACTGATAAAGACGATGTGAGCGGGCTTGATTTGGTTGATCAGGTGCGTCACCTCGTCGTAGTACGACTGATTCTTTGCGCTCGTCGCAAGCCTCAGCTCGTAGAGCGGGTATATGATGGAGCACGTCCATTCACCCGCACCAATCAGCTCATCCAGCTTCTGATACAGAAACCCCAGTGTGTAGGGCGGGCGGGTCGCAATGCGGGTCATTACACGCTGCCTGCGGAACGCCAGAGACTCCTTTTCCGGGACAGCCACGATGTGAAACACCTTTTCCCACCGTGCAACGGAATCCTCGTCCATGGTCTGGAAAAAGAAGTTGCTTTGAACCCCTTCCACAGAACCGGCCAGCCGATCAAATTCCGCCTTTTCGGCAGCACAGATCTGCTGGTAATCCTGCACTTCCCGGTAGATGGGCGGCAGCAGCGGCAGCAGTTCATGCGAAAGATCAAGCTTCATGCAGCGTCACCGTCCCAACCACAGGAACCTGTTGCTGTGCGCCGGTCTCTGTCAGAATCAAATCGTCCGCTGCTCCGTTCAGCTGGACGTTTGTCACGTTTACCACGCCCTCTGCCGTGATGATGGCCGCAGATACGCGGGCCGTGTAGACGTTGGCGCTATACTCAATGCCAGTTTTGCTGATATTGGTCTCCCAGCTTTTCCGCACATTGAGCAGATATGCCTCCAGCGCCTCCCGTACCGCGGTGCGAACTGTATCCATCGAGTAGCTGGGCAGGAGTGTCACCGATGCGGTGACCGAAACTTCCAGCTTCTCCGGGGCCGTAATCGTTACCTTTGCACCGATGGGCGCAAGACCGAGCCCCTGCCCGGAGTACGGCACCGGGTCGATGATGTTCTGAATGGTCTGCACAAGGTCGGTGGATGCAGGCAGCCAGTCCGCACCCAGAACGGAGCAGAGCACCGTGCCGCCGCCTCTCCATGTCGGGTACACCTGCACAGCGCCCACACCGTCCAGCTTTTTGATCTCCTCCACGTACTGCGCCACATTGCCGCCAAAGGAGCGGCTGTTCAGCGACTCTTCGATGCGGGCGCGGAATTCGTCATCGGTCTCGGTCTCGTCTCCGGGTGTCAGGATATCCGAGATCCGGGCAGAGGTCAGGCCCTGAATGGTGTCGATGGGTAGGATAGGGCCGGTGTAGTCGTTGCCGATGGTGCCGGGTGTTTCGGCCAGAAGGCGGTAGGTGTGCCCGGAACCCAGAGCGGACAGCGCAATAAAATTGATACTGTCCGCGCCGTTGATGGTAGAGAATCGGCTGCCCAGCGGGATATCAATATTGAACTCGCCTTTTCGCACTGCCGCCGTGGCCTGCTTGCGGGTAACGGTGGCGATGGGGGCCAGCAGATCCAGCGCTCTGCCAGTGGCTGTCTGAAAAAACGCCTGCCGCTGCACCATGTTCAGGGAAAGGAAGAACCCCTCAAAGACATAGGCGGCGGGAGAAAGAGCTGTTGGGATAGGGCTTGTGTCCCGCTTGTCGTAGTCGTCCGGGATCTGAGACAGCATATAGTCCAGAATGGCCCGGTACTGTGCAGTAGAAAAATCGATCATGCTGCGGTGTTCACCTCCGTGCTTGCCTGCATTTCGCCGTAGATCGTGGAGACGGTAAAGGATGCTGTCAGTGCCTGTCCCTGCACTGTGTAAGAAAAGTCCTTCACGCCGGTCACCCGGTCGTCCACGGTCAGGGCCTCTTCCAGGCGGCGCTGCAATTCTGCCGCCACATAGCCCGGGTCCTGCCCCAGCAGCCCCTCCCACTCCATGCCGCTGTAAGAGCGGAAGATCTGCCAGCGATAACGTTCCACGTTCAGAATGATGGTCACGGCCTGTTTTACAGCCTCGTACCCATCGCATTCCCCGGTGATGCGGCCAGATATCTGGTCAATGAACCAGGTTCTGGACGGCTGAGAAACGTACTCCACGCCGCCGGAAAGGTCGATGGGTGTGCCTGTGGGAAGCGTAGCCATTACGATTCACCTCCGTATACCCGGGAAAGCACAATAAATTTCTGGCCGCTCTGAACGCGGAGGAGCAGCACTTTGTCCCCGGCTTTCAGGGCCGGGTTCAGGATGATGTACTTTTTGTCCTTGCTCAAAGGCAGCGCAGCGCCGTTTTCCCAGCCCACAAAATTTTCTGCCTGCACTTTTGCATCAAATCCATCCGGCAGGGCCGACCACTCCGTGAAGTAGGGCGGGGATGTGAATGCGTCCTCGCTTGGGCCGGATGGCGTTGCGTGCTTGTGCTGCAGGATCTTGATCTCGTGCCGGTGGCGCAGGATGGGAATCTTCTTTTCAATGACAGGCTCTGCCAGATAGAGCACGGCCTGTTTCAGCGGGGCCATTGCTTCACTGATCTGGATCTCCAGCTCATCATCGTCCGGCGGGGCTTTTGTCACTGTGCCGATCTGCAGGTCTGTGGGCTGCCCGGCATCGTTGGCCTGCCGGTAGATCTCCTGCAATACTGCCAGTAAATCCACTCTTCTCCCTCCTTACAGTGCTTTTGCTTCCAGTTCCATGGTGTGCTCGTCATTTTTGAAGGTGTGCTCCACCTTTTCCAGCATGACATACCGTTTGAACGGTTCGCCGTCCAGATCGGACAAGTTCACCAGGATCAGCGCCCCGGCCCGCAGGCCCGGAACGCCCAAAGAAGAGAACTTGAGCTGCTGCAATACCCGGTTATAATATTCCAGGCTCACTTTCGCCTGTTCCTTTACCTGAGCGTCGTTGGCGGCCTCGTCCACGGTTTGATACAGCTGCAAAAGGCCCCACTTCCCGATGTGCTCCGAATCCTTCATCACGAAAACATCCGCCTTTCCCGTCTTCTGATTGGGCCGGGCCAGCTTGATGCTGTTGTAGGTCTGGGTGTCGATGGAAGAATTAAAGGTGTAGTTCGTCATCAGGCTGTAATCACCGATGACGATATCGGTTTTCAGATCGTTGGCCTCTTTGAGGGCCAGCCCGTCCCCGGAATCGTAAAACACATAGACCTTGCCGGTGTTGAGCAGGGTCTTTTGCAGGGCAGTGTTGATGATGTCGATGCAGCTTTTGTCCTGCATGATGAGGGAGGGCAGCTTATAGCCGGTGTCGGCCAGCTCGCCCACGTCCAGCTCAAAGTCCTCCGCGATCTGCCGGATGATATCCCCGGCGCTCTGGCCGTAGAAGGAGTAGCTGGCGTTTGCCTTGAGATACCGGATGCGGTCATAGCAGACCACGTCCACCGGCCCCCAGCGGTCAAAGCCCCGGGTAAACACCCAGCCGTAAAACTGCAGCTGACCATTCACAGAAAAGCGGATCACGTCTCCCTCTTCCAGCTTGGATTCCGGGGTGCGTAGATAGGTAAAGGTCAGTTTGCCCGGCTGACCGGTGCGCTGGGTAGACCATACCACTTGTGTAGGCCGCAGTTTCAAAGTGTTTCCGGTTGCTTTCTGTGCGGCCAAAAATTCGTATGTCACCCTTCCACCTCCTGCAGGCTGTTCTCCGGCATCCAACCCAGCACAGTGCCGCCGGTGTCTGCCACGCAGACGGGGCAGGGCCGGGAGCGGTCGATGATGCGCCGCACCACAACGATCTGGCCATGGATGCTGGTCAGAACTTCCTCCCCGCTGCCGGTGCCGTAGACCTTCCCGGTGGCTTTCCGTCTGGCCCCCACAACAAGCTTGTCTGAGGGGGTGCTCCTGGTGGGGGTCAGAGAGAGCTTTACAGCGCCTGCGGCATCCACCGCAGTGTTTACCGCCATAGCTGCTGAAACGGCCCGTGCGGACACGCTGGCCACATCAGAGACAATACTGGCCGGGGAAAAGGTTCCGGTCTGGCCAGCGCCCTGCACAACAGCCCTCTGTGGGGAGTAGTCTTTGTACTCGGTCAGGCTCAGGTCAAAATAGAAATCTCCCGTCTCCGCGCCGCGCTCCTCTGCCTTGAAGCTGGTAACGAGGCACCGAAAGCCCAGACTCGGCCCCAGGAACGGTACGCCGTTCTCATAGAACCGGACGGGCGTGTAGACGATGGGGGATTTTTTCTTCATGGCGGTGGTGAAGAACGCCATATACACCGCCGGGGGCAGATGAATGCCGGTCTGGCCCGGCAGCCGCCGCCCGGGCAGCAGGCCCGAAATGGACACGGTGCGCAGGTTCGGCGTGCGGGGCTGCATGATGGGGCCAAGGCCCAGCACGTTATAAGTTCCGTTGTCGGCAGAAAGGGTCTCCGGCAGCTTTTCCGGGTTGATGGGCAGGGCAATCACCGTTGCGCCGCTGGAAAAATACAGCTTATACAGGGACATTTCTTTCTCCTTACTGCACGGTGACGGTGCTGCCTGCGTTCATCAGATCCACCAGAACGTCCCGCAGGGTGTCTGCCAGATTCCGGGCATCCTTTTCGGTGCTGCCGGTGTTCTGACCCTGCACGGTGATCATTGGGGTCTGGCTTGTCAGGTTGACGTTGTTGATGTACCTGCGCTCCGCCACATCCACCAGCATCTTGATCTGCTCATCGGACAGGTCAACGGTCTTTGCGATCTTGCCGGTGTTCTTGTCGATGTTGCCCAGCAGGTCTTTCACGTCTGCCGCCTGCGGAATTTCCAGCTCTCCCGTGCCGGTGCCCATAAGGCCGGATTTTCCGAGGTTCGCGCCCCAGTTATAACCAGCTTTGTAGGACTTGCCCAGGTCGAAGTTTTCCCACGGCTTGATATATTCTTTGTACCCGTTCTGCTTGATGGTCCAGTTCCGACCATATTCCAGCTTTCCGATGAGCTTATCGATTCCGGATGTCATGTTTACTTCCACGCCCGGAATCATATTGATAAGGCCTTCCAAACCCTGCGCTACGTTCTGGATGTACTTCAGGATGGTAATGGACATATCATAAAAGAGAACATCGATTGCTGTGATTGGGTCATTGAACGCATTACCCAGAAAGTTCACAAATGCGGCAAAGCCATTGTGCAGCGGAACCAATGTACCGTTGAGGATGAATGCTCCCATTGTGGTAAAGGCTCCGGTGATGATGCCTGTGGCCGAAATGCTGGAACCGGTCAGCTTGTTGAATGCTGCCACACCGCCATACAGAGCAGCCACCAGCACCAGAACTGCCGCAGCAGTCAGGGCGATAGGATTTGCTGCCATAACAGCGTTATAGAATGCCTGCATGGACGCGGCTGTTTTTGTGGCCGTCGCGAGGATGTTTGTCCAGTTGGCGGCGATCAGGAGCACACCGAACGCCGCGCCCAGGCTGACTACCAGAGGAATTGCAACATCCAGATTGTTTGCCACCCAGTTGATGGCCGTCAGCAGTGGGTCAAGTGCCCGGACGGCGGTATTGCTTGCCACCGTCCAGACCTGTGCCCAGGTCATGGGGGTCTTTTCAAACTCCGCGTTCGTGTCCTTGGCCGCCGCAAACAGCGCATTCTTTACGATGTCGGCAGTGATCTGCCCCTGAGAGCCCATCTCACGCAGCTCGCCCACGCTGACTTGCATATAGTCTGCAATGGACTTTGCCAGAGCCGGGGCCTGCTCCATCACGCTGTTCAGCTCGACACCGCGCAGAACGCCGGATGCAAGGCCCTGCTCCAGCTGCAAAATGGCAGCCTGCGCAGACGCGCCGGACGCTCCGGACATGGCCAACCGCTTATTCAACTGCTCGGCGAACTGGACGATCTCTTTAGAGCTGCTGAAGGCATCGCCCGCCATGGTGCCCAGCTGGGAGACCAGCCCCATGGTATCGGTGAAGCTGCCCCTGGAACGCTGGGCGGATTGATAGATCATCGTTTCCAGTTCCTGTGTGGTCTGCAGGCCGTCGTTCATTCGATCGAGCCGGGCACGCATGGAGACCAGACTGTCAGACAGGTCAACGGCCTTTTTCAGGCCCTGAATGCTGATATAGGACGCAGCCAGCCGAAGGACCGAAGAGGTCAGGGAGTTGGTGACGCTTTGCGCCATGCTTTCCTGCTCTTGCAGCCGCTTTGTGGCTGCCGCCGCCTCATCCTTGGCCGCTGCCGTTACACTGGCGGCGTTTTCAGCTGCTTTCATGGATTTGGTCAGGGTCTGCTGCTGCGCTTCCAGCCCTCGGATGGTTGCGCCCAGCTTCTCGGTCTGGGTGTCCAGCTTTTTGAACGCTTCCGTGTTCTGCTGACCGGCGGCAACCATTTCTTCCTGCTGTGCCACATACGATTCAAACTTCGCATTTGCGGAGATCAGCTGTCGGGAAACGCTGTTCAAAACAGACTGATAGTTCCGGGCCGCTGCCTGTGCCGTTGTGGTAGAGCTGGATGCTCTCTGCGCAGCCTGAATGTATGCACCAAAGGAAGAGGAAAACCGATCCTGAAGGACAAGCGTTTCCTGAATTTTAGCCATTTCGTCCCGCCTCCTTCATCCGCTGGGTCTCCTCTCTGCGCTTTTCCATGGAGCGCAAAGCAAATGCCCTGACCAGCGCTTTTTCACGCGCCGGCAGGGCATCGTACTTGCCCGGGGGCCAGCTTAGGTTATCGAAGCAGTAGTATGCCACCAGCACGTCAATATCCCAGCTGCCCCCGGAGATCAGTTTTTTGCTTCGTCGTCGAGGTTCTGCTCGAAGCCGGACAGTTCCAGGATGGCGGCGGAGAGTTTGGCGAACTCGCCCGCGAGGAGCATCTTGTTGGGGACCTGAATGGGGTCTTTGGTGCCGAAATGCTCACACACCTCAGCACTGGAAAAGTCAGGCTCGAGCGTTGCGGCCACGATGAGGCGGCTGATGTACTCGTTCTGGTTGGTTTTTTCCTGATAACCGCCATTTACTTTGATGTTCCGGGTGGCAGCTTTGTTGCAGGCGGAATTCTCTTCCTGCGTCAGAGAGCGGATGCGGAAGGGGACAGGTTTGCCATCCTCACCCAGAAAGCGCTTGGAGATGATGACTTCCTTTTCCTCGGTGGTGACGGTGGGATGCAGAAATGCAGAAAGTGCGCTCATAAAAAATACCTCCTAAAATCAGTTGCTGCCCAGGTTGGTGGGGTCGTTGAACGCTTCCAGACGCTTGACGCTGGTATAGCTGAAATTGAAATCATAGTTCAGCATAGCCTCCTCGTCGTCCAGAATGGACAGCGGGATATCACCGGTCAGTACGCAGCCATAGTAGCCCATTACCTGCGCGCCCACGCTGGACGTGGGGTCCTGGTTGGTAATGGTGATGTCAAACAGATCCTGCACGCCGTTCTCGATGTAGTTCAGCACCATATCGGCGAAAAGATTGGAGCCGTTGGAACCGAAATAGACGTTGCCGGTGCCGGTCTGAGTGACACCGTTGGCCTTTTTCTGCACCTTTCGGGTTCCGATGGTCTTCATGTCCGAAGTCTGAATGCCTGCAATGGTCTTGATGTTCCGCATGCCTGCGGCTTCCAGAATGCGGCCGTTCCGGGTGATGGTGATCTTGCCCTCCGCACCGTTCAGGGTGTCCTGAGCCATTAAATAACTCATCTTTGTTCCTCCTTACGCCACATCCAGAGTGATATAGATCTTGTTGGTGCTGCCCACGGCCTCGATGGCCAGAGTGATGAGAACAGCATCTTTTGCCTCGCCTGCTTCCACGATGACATCCGTCTCGCCGTTGAAGTTCTGGATGCCGCCGGATGCCTGGATCTGATCCAGATATTTGACGATGGCGCTCTTGTACTGGCGGCGGCCATCCTCGGTGTTGTCCACAATGCCAACATAGCTCTGGGCGAACTGCTTGTACAGGTCGTTTGCAATGGTGTTGCACAGCCGCATGGTGCGGTTGTAGCGGTACACCTCGCCGATCTCGCTGGTATAGGTGACCAGAGAGTTGATGTCATACTCCACCCGGACAGTGCCGTCATCGGCGTTGAACACGAACTTTCCCGCATTGATGGCATCCACATACTGGTTGTGGGTCATCTTGGGGGAAACGTCCACCGCGTTGGGAACGGCGGAATTCGTCAGGTCGTTGGCGTAGGTCGCGCCGGAAAGCGCACCGCCGACCCACCAGACGGCTTCCTTCGGGGTCAGGGTGGTGCCGTCGTTCATAACCAGGCCGCTGCACACGTTGACGATAAAGCGGGTGTCAGGGTTGGTGGCATTGGCTTCCACCAGCTGAGAGAAGCGGCCCACTTCGGTGTTCACGCGCTTGATAAAGGTCTCCATCGCGGTCTTTACGGTGGCATCCTCGCCGTCGTACAGCATGGAATCAAAGTTGTAGGGCTCAATGTTCGTCAGGTAGGTGCTGTATGCGGCAGAGTTCACCTCGCCGTCCTTGCCGCCGGAAAGCTGGGTGCTGACATTTGCGGCCAGAGTGCCTGTGCCGCTGAAATCCACCCAGCCATTGCCGGTCAGGTCTGCAACGGTCTTGCCAGTCTGCTGATCTTTCACCACACCGTCAACGACCGTGGAGACCTGGAAACTGCCCGCAGGTTCCGTCAGGGCGGTGACGATCACAACGATGTCGTTGCCTCGGGAGCCGGAATATTTTGCGGTAGCCGTCAGCGGGGCGATAGTGCCGGTTGCCTTTGCGCTGTCCGCAGCAGCCGGGCGGTAAAGCAGCAGCTTGGTGGGTGCTGCGGTGCGGTTGGAACCGCTGAAGATCATGGATGCAAAGCGATTGTGTGCGTCTGTGATGTCGTAACCGGTATAGGGGGTCAGGTCATCTCCGGCGGCGATCTCCATCACCTTGCCGACGGGCCCCCAGCTCATGGGTTCGCAGATCGTGACCTTGCCACGATCACCGATGGTAAGGCTCTGCTGGTTCTTGGAGCGAAATTTAAAGTAAATGCCGGGCCGCACCTTGTTCTGTACGGTCCAGGTTCCGCCTGCTGCCATAGGTGTCACTCCTTCCAAAATTCTTTCACAGCGGCCTCAGCCTCTGCGAGGGTGTAAAACGGTTTGTGTAAAACAACAGCCAGAAAATCCGGCTGATACCCCGCAAAACGCGGGTCTTTCAGCAGCACTTCCCGGCTGTATTGGGTATTATCCTGTTTCATTGGTCTACCTTCTGATTCACGGTCTGGGTCTGCATCTTCACTGCGTCCACGGGCTTTTCCACAAAGACACGCAGCTCAAACTTGTAATGCAGGCCGTCATCGTCGATATCCGCGCTGCGCTCGTAGGCGTGCAGGAGTTTTTCCGCTTCTGTTCCATCGGAATAAGGGAATGTTTCCATGCAGAAATCGAGCGCCTCAGCGGCTTTGTTGTACTGCTGGCGCAGGTCTGTGAGGTTATAGTCCAGCAGATAGGTCAGGTCGAGCCGGATGGTGCGCAGCCAGCGCCCGCCGGGGTAAGGCTTGATATCACTGCCCCGCTGCTGGATAAACATGCAGGGCGGCTCCACGCCTTGCTGTGCAGGGTCTTCCAACATCTGCACACCGGGCAGGAAGGGAGCCAGATACTCCGCCAAAGACCGGGCCAGCGTTGTAATGGTAAAGTTCATTTCAGCATCTCTCCCAGCTTGTTCACGGCTTTTTCTGTCTCTATCTTCACGGTGCGCTTATAGGCTTCAATGCCTGCATCGGACATGTGCAGGCCCTCAACGTAGGTCGTTTTCGTGCCCACCATCATGCCCACCTCGTCCCGGCGGCCCGGGTCGTATTCCAGCATCCCGGTATAGGGATTTGCGTATAGCCCTGGCACAAAGTGCTTGTCCATCCGGTGGCCGTCGTTGACGTAAGAGGCGTATTCCTTGTTGTTGTTCAGCTCGGTGACGATCTCTCCACCCTGCAACCGGGGCTCTGCGAGGCTGTCAGTTGCCCAGTGCTGTTTCAGCTCTCCGGTGCGGGTGTTGGTCCCGCTCAGGCTGTCCGCTGTGGGAGGAGTCTTATCCTGCGCCGCTTCTACGGCCCGGAGAGTGGCATTGCGGGCAACGTCTGCGAGCATTTCGGGCAAAGCGGTCTGCGCCGCTTCCAGCTTCTTGATGTACTCCTGCAGGTTCATTTCACACGCTCCTGACTGAGAAGCGTGATCTCCTGGTGGGCCAGCCCGGGCAGCACTGCCCCAAACGGCTCATAGTACAGGTCAGGATCCCCGGCGAAGTACCGGGTCTCCTGCACGGCGTGCCCCAGTCGTGCCCCCCTGTGGATCACTAGCTCATCGCCGGGCTTGATATCCACATCAATATCACAAGCCAGCTTGTCCGTTTTTTGGATGCTGGCTGCTGTCTGGGTCATCGTCGGGGCCTTGTCCTGGCTGCGGTACACCCGGCACGGAACACCGGAGCGGACGACCTTTCGTTCCTTGCGGCTCAGCTGGCCATCCTTCACAGTTTCCGTGCGCCTGATTTCCATTAGGTCGGTATACCAGTCATTCCAGTTCATGGGTGCACCTCACATCACAAAAGTTCCGGCCGCACCGATAAAGCGGGCACGGTTTGCCAGCATCTGGCCGTAGGTGGTGGCGTTCAGGTCGCCCCAGTCCTCTGTTCCTGCGGTCAATGCACTGGTATCGTAGGTCACGGAGCTGTCGCCCAGCGTTGCCGACTTCACCACACCCACCAGAGCGCCGGACGCTGCCGCCTGCGCCGGGGTGGCGGTGCTCTCTGCATAGGTGCGCAACTGCAAAGTGACGTAGTGGGCCACATAAAGGCCCACGGCATAATGCCAGCTGTCCAACCATTTATCCGGCTGAATGCTAATGTTTGCCATTTTCACGATCTCTTCCAGCATCACATCCGGCAGGTGGCAATTGCCGTCCGCGTCACAGAACTGCGGGTATTCCGCCTTGAACTGCTCTGCGGTGTAATTGCCCACGCTCTGCCCCAGATTCGCGGCCTGCGCAAGAATGCCCTGAAACTGCGGTTTCATCGTCCAGCACATGGGCAGCCTCCTCAGTCTTCCTGCGGTTCGGCAGGCTCCTGCGGTTCGGCAGGCTCCTGCGGTTCGGCAGGCTTGTCCCAGTCCGCAGTCTTTTTCTTGCGGACGGGCTTGTCTGCGGCATCCTGTACGGCCTTGTCGCTGCGGTTCGTGGGTACGATGTCACCATCGGCCACCAGCGCCTTGAAGTAGGCCGTCTCTGCCGCCCAGTCCGGCACTTCGACCAGCTGCTCCCGGTGGAGCGGGAAGGCCTGAGAGCCGTCTGCGCTGGGCAAGATGATATTTGCTTTGGAAAGTACGAAAGCCATTTCTCTTCCCTCCCGATCAGATGCCATCCACGTACAGCATGGAGGTCTGATACATGAGCTGCACCTCGGATGCGTTTGCCATATAGGCGGTATCATAGCAGACATTGGTCACGTTGGGGGCGCTCATCACGCGGGACAGGGGAACCAGCTCGTCCGCCTTGACAAAGCGGCGGTTGTTGACGTACACCACCATGCGGTCACCGCCGGAAGTGCCAGCGCCCTTGACCCAGCGGGTGGGAACGATCTCCAGATCCACGCCGTGGTTTGCGGCCACGTTGTGCTTCTTCAGGAAGTCGTAGATGGTCTCAGTGCCCAGATCACTCACCATGGTGGTGGTGATGTAGCTGTACTGCTCGTAGGGAATCAGGATGTGGTTGGGAATACCAGCCTCGTCGTACTCGTTGGCAGCCCACACGGCAGTGATGGCGCTGTTGATGTCCGCCAGGATCTGCTTGGGGGTCTTGTCCGACCACTTGGCAGAGGAGCCGGTGCCGGAAGTTGCGGCGGTGGTCTTGGTGACATCGGGATTGTTGACAAGGCCGGTGGTGGCGTACTCGTCGAAACCGATGTAGGTGTTCTGATCAATGTGCTTGTCGTATGCCAGGCGGATGCCGTCCTGCAGCATCTGGTCAAGGCTGCGGCCAATAAAGTTTGCGCGCTGCATATCCACGAACATCACGCGCAGAGCAGCGGCAAAGACATGGGCCTTGAATGCACCCTTGCTCACGCTGGCCTGCACCACAGGGATGCCGTTGGAACCGCCGCCGTTGACGGCAGAAGCGCCGGAGCCGCCCGCCATGCCATAGGCCACGGACATTGCAGAGACGTAATCCACCCAGCCGCCGCCCACCTCAATGGGGATATCACGGGGATAGGTGACGCTGGTGAGGGGCTTGCGGATCAGCGGGTCACGCTTTTCCAGCTCGCTGGTGAGGAACGCATTGCCGCTCTGGATGGCAGCCGCGTCCATGGTGGGAGTGCCGCCGGGCAGCGCAGCACCGGAGTTGTTTACGGTAAAAGTACCGGCATTGGTGGTGCCGACGTTCTGGAAGTTTGCCATAGTCTAAGCCCTCCTATCAGGCGTTTGCACGGGTGAGGATGACCAGCTCGGCCACGCCGTTGGCATCAGCCGCGCCGCCCCACTGGCAGTTGGTGAGTTTGACGGAGTTCCCGGCGGTCTTTTCGTCGGCTTCTGCCTCAAAGCCGCCGACCAGTGCGGTGGCATAGTCAGCGGTCTTGGCAATGCGGACGTAAACGTCACCGCCCAGAGCCGGGGTCCCGCGCTGGCACAGCACGTTGATGCTGCCGCGCTGGAACACGCTGCAGGCCTCGCCGGGGGCGTATCTGCCGCCGTTCTGGTCAGGATAAACCAGGGCGCTCTTGACCTCGCTGCCTGCAATGCCTGCGAACTGTGCAGCGGTAGTGCCGGTGCCGCCCATCACCACGACTTTGCCGCCGTCGTACTTCAGGGCGGTGCCAAAGGGGATGTTCTCGGTGCCGCCAACGGGGCGGGTGTTGACGATCATATCCGGCTGACGGGCATAAGTGCCAGCAAAGCCGTGGGGCATGGTCTTGCCGATAATTTGAGTATTCAGGGACATAATTTAGCCCTCCTTCTTCATGTGGGGATTGCGTTCGTTGTAAGCGAGCTGGGAAGCATGGCACAACTGCTCATACCGGCTCTTACCGGATGCGCTGGCGGAAGCGGCGGCGCTGTCCTGCGCAGCCTTTGCGATGGCATCCACGGAGCTGGTGCCCTTGACCTGCTCGATCAGGGTCTTGGACAGAGCATCACGGGTGACCTTGTCCTGAATGCCGTTGATGATGGGGCGCATGGCTTTCAGCAGAGCCAGACCGCTGTCTTTGGCGGCAGGCTTTGCGCACTCGTCCTCGGAAGGAACAGTGGTGGAGCCGCTTTCGTCCTCGTCCTTTTCCTTCTTGTCAGGCTTTTCGCCGGACATTTCAGCGATCACCTTGTCCAGGTCTTCCGGTTCTTTGTCCTCTGCCTTCTTGGTGTTGGCGGCGATCAGATGATCCAGCTTGCCGGAAAGGTTGTTCAGTGCATCCAGAACCGCGGTATTCTGGGTGTCAGTGGGCGCTGCGTTTTCAGCGGGGCCTGCATCCTGCGCCGGAACGGCGGGTGCTGCATCCAGCGCTGCGGCAGCGGTCTCCACCATGCTGTCAAGCTCTTCGGGGGGCGCGTTCTTTGCCGCCAGACCGAACAGAGACAGCAAACTCTTGCTCTTGCTCATGTGTTTTACCTTGCCTTTCTCCGCCGGAAGTTCGGCGGCGCTATCTTTTATTGCGACATCACGGCCAGCGCGCCCACGGGGCACGATGGCGATGTGATTTCCTCTGATATGGGTCTGCCGGTATCCTGCGCCGTCTGCCTCATACTGGCAGTAATAGCCGCAGGACACATCCCGCATGGCCCCGTTCTTGACCTCGGAGATCAGTGTGGGGTCTTTCAGGTACAGGTCAGCCACCAGATAATCACCCACTCGGCGAACATTCTCTGCGTGGCCTTTGGAGTAGGCGGCCTGATTTTCCTGCATGATCATCTCCGAGGGATGGGTGTTGGTGACATCTTTGCCCTCAAAGCTGGCAATTGCCGCCGGGTCAAACACATCCTCGGCGCTTCGTGTCACCTGAAGGACGCGCTCCGGCATCCCGTCCAGCCCGATCTCCCGGGCCAGATAGTTCTGCGTGCCGGTACGGGCGATTTTGACATCGTGGCAAATTAAAAAGCCCTCCGGCGTTTCCGTCATGTGAGGGCTCAGTTTGCTTCCATAGTACGCAATCAATCGGCATCACCTCCGCTTCTGTATGCGTTCATCCATTTGTGATATTTTTCGTCATCTGCCAGCTTGTGCCGCTGGAAGGTCTCAAAGGTCTTGGGCACCTTTTCGCCCAGAGCCATGCGGTATTTCTCCCACTGGCGGTAATCCCGCAGCCAGCGGTTGCGTCCCTGCTCTTTTTTGCGGTAGGCCTCGATCTGCGCCTTGGTGCGCGGGTCACGGCTGTAGGGGTTCGTTCTGGGGTCAGAAAAGCGCCTGATCCGTTCCAGCTCTTTCTCGGTGCGGCCGGCTGGTGTCCAGGGGCGAAGGGCGTGCAGGCAGTTCGGGTGGATGTTCAGCCAGCTGTTCGTCAGGTCATCCGGCCCTGCAGGGTCTACTTTGCCGAACGCATCCGAAAGAGGAGGGAAGTGCGGGTCTTTACCGCTCTTGCTGTATACCCGGCCCTCATAGGGGGCGCAGAGAGCACAGGTTGTGCCGTGGGAGCTGATCTGATACAAGTCCTGTTCCTCGTCCTGCGTCACCACAGAAAGGATCTCTGCCTGCCGGGATGTGGTGCGGGAGACCATCGTTGCATAGGTGTGCAGGCTCCAATTCCGTCCCGCCTTGTCTGTAAACGCCGTCACGCCCTCCCGGCGGAGCGCTTCCACGAAAGCGGGCACGCTTTGGTTCACGCCCCTTCCCACAGCTTGCTGCGCTGCCACCTGCTCAAGACCGATCCGCCGGTAAACGTCCGGCTCAGTCCGGCCCAGAAGGGCGCTTTGCAGAGTGGAGAGCACCGTCATGTTCCCGTCCACCAACTGCCCCATGAGGTTCATCGTGAGCTTTTGCACGATGTCCGTCTGGGTGCTGGTAAGGCTCTGGGCGTTGGTGTAGCCGCGCAGGTGCTTTTCCACGGTCTCGCCGGGAATCGCCCGGGCCTCCGGGTGGCGAACGTAGAACTGCGCCTCGACCATGCGGGGCACATACTCCCATTCATCCGTTTCCAGCTGACGCAGGATCTCCTGCACCCGTTCCAGCGCGGCCACGGCGTGATAATCCACAAGACCGCGGCTGCGCAGGCGGCCGATCTCGTTGATGATATCGGTCTCAGCCTTGAGGTACAGCCGGATGAGGCGTTGCAGTTCCCGCTCAGGGGATGCACGTGCAAGGGTAGGCATGTATTATTCGCCCTCCTCGGTGTCTTCCTGCGTATTTTCTGTCAGCAGCCCCGCCAGCGGGTCGCGCAGGGCGGTCACGTCCTGATAGGTTTGGCCCTGCTTTGCGGCGATCAGTTCGTCGGTCAGGGAGCCGAACAGGCCGGTCTCGTCCTCTAGTTTCTTGAGCTCGCGCATTGCCACATCTGCATCCAGAAGCCCTGCCTGAAACGCCGCAATGATGACATCGGTCTTTTCCTTGGCGATTGTCGCCGTCTCGCTGGCAGTGGGTGTCCACAGCGGCGGGAACGTTACGTCAAGGTCGATCTGCTCAATGCCCGCGCTGCGGGCCACTACAGGAAGCAGCTTGTCCAGAATGGGCCGCAGTTTGCTTTCCCGCAGGGTGTCCACGTAGTCGTAGTAGTTTTTCAGGTCGCTTTCGCCGGTGGCGTTCATGCCCGCCGGAGAACGGCCAAACAGCTTGGTCATGGGGTAGTGGGACGCACCGCACAGGTTCAGGCACATGCTCTCGTACACGTCTGACAAGCCTGTAAAGGTGTACTGGGTGTTGCTGATTTTGTTTCCTTGCTCCACCAGCTGCATCCCGAAATTGGAGCGCAGGACCTTCTGGGCCTGCATGGTGTTCCAGAAACGCCGCTGCACATCAGGGCTGGACATGGAGAGTAGCTGCTCCAGCCCCTTTACCTCCATCGTGTTGATGTTCGCCTGAAAGGTCAGCGCGGCCATGTTGGCGCTCACGTTGTCGTGAGCCACCACGTCATTATAGAGCGCTTCCACCTCGGATTCGCCCCAGTAAAGCTCTGCCTGCCGTTCCAGATCGGGAAGCTCTCGGCCCACGAACCGCACAAGGCGGGAGTGATGGACACGGGCAGCAGTGTGCCCGGCGGCATCGTTGATGCTGTAGTACTCCGGCACAAGCTCCCCGCCCTCAAAGGTCAGGCCTGCATCCGGGCTGATTCCCTGCCAGCGGTCGAGGATGTACAGCCCCCGGAAGCTGCCGGGAAGAATAGCTTCGGCATCCAGCGGGCGGGAAAGGTCCTCCTGCCCGTCAATGAGGATGAGCCCGGCGGCACCGCCATACAGGCGGCCCCATTTCAGGCCGGTGCTCACACGGTCCCGGAGCCGGGTGGAACGCTCCACAGTCTGGATTGCCTTTCCTTGTTCCGGTGTGGTGCTCTTGAGGTCGTACCACTCTCTGAGCATATCGTCCACGAGCAGCCCAACGACGTTCTGCACCACCCAGTTGCTGCGGTACAAGCTGTTCAGAAGGGCGTAGTTGTCCGTCATGCGGGTCAGCGGGTATTCTGTTGCTTCCAGCGGACTTTGGGAGCCGTACCCCAGCGAGAACAGCTGGTTGGAAAATGCGTCCAGCGTGGCCGTATTCGGTTTTTCTGCGCCCCCGGCGGGGCGGTTTTTGTTACGTCTGGACACGTTCAAACCTCCAATCAGGCAGTGAGTTGATATAGTAGCGCAGGGCATCCGGGCCGTGGTCCTGCTGTTTGATGGGCTTTTCCACGCCCATGAGGGCGGCTTTATCGTCCCACCGGTATGTGCCGAGCTCGTCCAGCAGCCCCTCGCAGTCGGTAGAGATCAGCAGATCGCGGTGGGAAAGGAGCGTGCTGCACTTGCGGATGCCGTTCAGTACGTCGTTGTTTCCTTCCATCACATAAACGCCGCGCTGGCGCAGAGCTGTGATAAAGGACGCTGCCGCCGGGTCAACAATGGCGGCGCAGGGGTCTTTCCCCATAAACTCCATGAAGTCATCGGCATACTCTTCATCTGTTTTCTGCCTGTGCTCCTGGCGGCTGTCCCATCGGTATTCCCGATGCACCCGGACTTTCTCGCCGTCATCGTATACATCGAGGTAGACGGTCGGGTTGGTGGTTCCGTAGTCGCATGTAATGGTACGGGTGGAAAGGCTCTTGAATCCAACCGGTGCGTCCTGCGGGCGGTAGGTGTTGGCGGTGGTGTCCATCATATCGTAGATCAGGCCCTCGGCCATCACCCAGCGGCCCAGAATGTAGCGTTCGTAGAACACGCCGCTGTACATGCTGCGGTAGCGTTCCCGGGTGCGTTCATCCAGAGACGGGTTATCGTCCATCAAGAAGTGCAGATGCAGCGCCCGGTGTTTTTTGGCCTGTAAGATCCACTCCTTGCGAAACCAATGCTCCGGGTTCTCCGGGTTGCAGTTGAACCAGAACTTGGCACCGGTGACAGAGCATCGGGCCAGCGCCTGCTCCACAAAGCTGCGGGGCATGAGCGCCACCTCGTCCAGAAGCACCCCGGCCAGCGTGATGCCCTGAATGAGCATGTAAGAACTTTCGTCCTTGCCGCCGAACAGGTACACCATGTTTACCTTGCTGCCGCGCTGCACCGTGAGAACGTGGCCGCTGCGGTTGTAGGTGATCTGGAACTGCTGCTGCAAGTACCGGACAGACAAAAGCGGCTGAACGATGTTGCGTTCCACCGCGCCCACGCTCTTGCCGCAAAAGGCAAAGGAGCAATGGTTGAATTCTGCCATCATCCAGAGCACGAAGGACAAAGACATGATGGATGTCTTGCCAGAACGTACCGCACCGTCGCAGATCAGGGCATCGTAGTCGCTTTCATACGGAAAAGTCAGGATCTGTTTTTGCTTCGGGGAGAAGCTCATTTCTTAAACTCCTCCTTTAAGCTCTTGGTGATGGGGTCATCCTCTACGGTCTGGTGGAAGGAGTCGCCCTTCTTGCGATCATCAATGACTGTCCACTTGTCGATCAGAGTGCCCAGCGCCGTGGTGATCTGCTGCAAGGTCGCCCCTTCCAGCTTCTCCGGGTCAGTCAGGACACCAAGATAAACGTCTATGATCTCCTGAACGCGCTCTTTCTTGCTGTCCATGTAGTCCAGCATCTCAAGTGTGTTCTGCTCTTTTTTTTGCTCAACTTTTTTCAACATTTCGGACGGAGCCGTTGAAATCAGCCGCTTTACCGTCGTGTCAGATACTCCGTTGAGCTTGGCGGTCTTGGTGTAGTTCTGCAGCTGCACATAGTCCGCAATGATCTTCTTTTTCTGCTTGTCTGTCAACCGCTGCGCACCCACCGCCACCACCTTCCTAAATCTTTGATGCCGTATTCAAATTTCACTTTTCCATACCTCTGCCAAACCACTTATTAAGGTTTTTGTCTGCGCGTTTGCGTGCGCGTTCGTATTTCGTATGTAGAAATAGTTTTTGTATGTTTCTGTTTCTCTTACAAGCTTTACTGCCTGCGCGATTTGCTTACTTTCGATAGACGAAAATCCAGCCCCTTTCGCTTCGTTATAGTCCGTTTTTGAATAGTCGCCCCCCGCTCTCGCAGAGCTTCCAGAACCTCTTTTACTCACGGTAGTGCCTCCTCTCGTATTGAAACGGTTTAATTTTTGTGACGTTCCAGTCGAATTCTGCCGGGCACTTCCCATACCACAAAATGCCGCTCGGTTGAAGCACTTCCAGCGCCTTACGGCAATGTTTGGCAAAGCATTCCGCTTCGTATGGGTCGGACTGCGTTCCGTGGCTGGAAATGCTCACGATAGCGTTTCTCGGTTCACCATCAAAGCACCAGTCATAGCTTTGCTCACCGCACCAGCAGAGCGTCGGGATTACATGGATGCCGTGGGCTTGCCAGTAGGCAGCCAGCCAGTGCTTTTTGTAGTGCATGAAAAGCTGCACCGCAAGCGGCATATCGCTGTACAGAGAAAAATCCGGAGAACATACCGCGCCGAACTGCTGCAAAAGGGAAATGTATTTGTCGGGGTTGTTCCAGAACCGTTCAAACTGGTAATCGTCCTTGTAGAAATGCACGCCCTTTGTGGCCTTGTCTTTGGCAGTCAGTGCATAGTTGACAGGGATCCATTCCAACTTGTCGATTCGGATGTCCGTTTCTGGCTTGATTTCAGGGATGCCATACTTGCCCACGCCCGGAAAAATCATTTTTTCGGTGTTTTCCATCGGCAGAATCATAGCTTACCCCTCCAAACCTTACTTTTTCTTGAGTTTCCGCCCCGTTTTCCAGTTATACCCGCGTTTTTCAAGAGAGCGGCGTGCTGCCTGTGTAGATGGGTTGTCAGGATGCCCCTTTGCTTTGCCAAGCAAAACCTCAACACGACTTTTTTCTTTAATTGCGCCAGACGCAACGCCCGCTTTGTATTCTGCAATGGCAGCTTCTCTTTTTGCAGAATATTTTGCGGCGGCTTCATGGGCTTCTTTTTGCATCTTCTCAGTTTGTCTGCGTGTCAAACCGTGAGGAATACGCATTTTATCATCCATGTAATCACTGATGGGCGAACTCAGTCCACGTTTTGCAAGAAATTCATCAAGCGTAGTCTTTCCGCTACTTGCCCTTGTGGAACTACCAGACCCGCGTTTACTCATTCTTGGCACTCTCCTTTCTGCGTTTATGGCTTTTCTTCCAGAAAATAAAAAGCCCGAAATTGCTCAAGCTAAATCTCAAGCTATTTCAAGCTAAAAATCACGGTAGCCGTCAGCCGGATTTGAACCGGCACCCACAGGCCCCCGCCGGGGCATGGTTCAGTGCCTCGGATGTATCGGGTTGTTGTAAGCTAGCCATGTGGTGTCACCAACGTTGTCCCGCCTTAAATGGGCGGCGCTCTCCCAGTTGAGCTATGACGGCATATAAGCAGCAACGCCGTTATCTGTTTTTACCGGACAGTAAGACGTTGCCGCTGCATCCGGAACTTTTGCGGCCAGATGCCCCGCTACTCTCTGCATGCCGTCCCCCGGTCATGCAAAGTCTGGCATTCCCGGCAGGGTCCGAGCCTGCAGCCTTTGGTTTTGGAGACCAACGCTCTACCGATTGAGCTACGGGAATATAAAAAGCCGCCCTTGGAATCGAACCAGCCGTGCCTACACACACGCACCGCGCTCCACATTGCGCTCAGGCGGCCATATAGCAAATAAAAACAGCCCACGGTTCGCCGCCGGGGCTGCTTGAGTTGACGCACATCCTGCGGGGCATGCTGGCCCGCTCGGATTTCCGGTGCTGCTGTTCACGGGCGGAGGTTTCAGGGCGTGGGCAAGATTTCAGGAATCCCACACCCACCCGCACACCGGTGGTGAATCACTCCATGCGTCAGACCTGCCGAGTTACAGACTTTGCGGCGTTCGGTGCGAGATCGTGGACTTGCACCACGCATGATGCTCGATGGTGATATCTCGCATAGAAGCAGCCCGCAAAGCACGGTGTCAAAGCGAAAAACGTTAAGCGGCATGAACGAAAGGAGAATTCGTGCGGGGCCGCACTTTGGAAGCTGCTGAGGAGCGGCGCACCGCTTTGCGCGGTTCCGCTTGTAGTCATTTTACCACATTTCGATTCACATGTGTTTCACAACGATTCAAATAAAGCGTAGAAATCAAAGCGCTTTCAATGGTCGTTTTGTACATCCTCCCAGATTTCTGCCAAAGCATCAAACCCCTCGTGGATGTAGGTAGAGACCGAATTGTCTCTGGACAAGCCCACGTCCACCGCAATCTTCTTTTGGGGCTTCAGGTCGATATACCAGCCGCAGATGCACTTTGCTTGCTTTTCAGACCGAGCAGACCCGCTCAGGCAGTAGGCTCTCCGGGCAGCTTCGATGCGCAGTTCACAGAGATCAAGCTCCATCTGCTTGAGGTTCCGCTCTTCTGTGTCGATTCTCTCCACGGCAAAGCCCACCTTGTCACCAGCTCCATCGCCCATCGGCATCCCGCTCATGCTCTGGGTGCACTTTTCGGCAGTATCCCGGATGCGCTGGATCTTTTGCTTTTGGGCCTCGACCTGCTCCGCCAGATCTCTGCACTGCTGGAACCACGCCTTTACCTCGTGATAGTCCACACCGGTGCGGGGTTTTGGTTGTTCGCTTTCAGGTGTCCATGTGCGGGTCATGTATCTGCCTCCAATCATATATTGTTCGATTATTTTGCATAAGGCCCTCCAGCTAAATATCCGACAAAAAGCGCGATAGAAATGATTATCAGTGCGGTTATGACTCTCATACTCTTTCATCCTCCATTTCTTCGATCCAAATTTCAGCTCTGGGGTTTTTCTTGTCGTAATCCACCCGGCTGCCATCGTGGGCGGCCACAATCTGGCTGTTATCGTCCGCCAGCACCTTGGCCTTTACCAGAATGTCGCAGGTGGCCTCGATGAGGTTGGCAAGGTCAACCTTGCGCCGGGTAGCCATGTAGTACACGCACCGCACGTTTACGCGGGCTGTGATGGGGTTGTAAGGCCGTTTGATCTGCCACAGGCACTTTTCCTGATACTGCATGAACGCCTCGCTGGGGGCCACAATGCGGCGGTTTGCGTGGGCCTTGAGGATGCGGGCGGAGTTTTTCTTTGTGCGAGGGTCGCCGTAAAGGACAATCTTCATGGGTTTCAGCAAAAGATGTCCCTTCCTTCCTGCAGCCGCTGAAAGGTCTCTTCGTAGGAGTATACCTTTGCCGGGACGAACTGCATTGTGTTTGCATCCGCCAGCATCACAACGTCCTCATGCTTCTCGATCAGCTGGCGAAGCTCTTTCATGTAGGCCACCAGCCCGCAGGCATCCGAATACGAAACGCCGCGGACTATCAGCTTCTTGATAAACTGTTTCTGTGTCATGTTTTTCCTCCAATCATTCTTCCATCACATAGCACCAGCTCTGAGGCGGCCGCTCAATCCTTACAGGCTCGTAGCCGAATTTTGTCGCCCGCAGCCTTGTGAAATCGCTCAACGGCCGCGGGTGATCGTAAATTTTCAGGTCGGAAATGTGCCAGCCGCAGCCGTCGCGGCCTTTAAGATATTTTTCTGCGGTCTCCTCGCTCATGCAGGCCGCTTCAAGAAGTTCATCGGCTGGTTTGTAATATGATCCGGGTGCCATAACGTACAGGCTCGCCGATTCCCAGCTTCCTGTTTCTCCAACATGGGTTAGGCCGGTAATTTTCTTACAGGTGAACTCGCCAATGACGTGCCCCCTTTTCCCTGGCCATCCACCGTGTTTCTTCGCGGAAACGTCCCAGTTGCCGTCGTCCAAAATAAACTCTTTACTCGCTGTCCGGGTACAGTAGATGTACGCCTTAAACGGCGTCCCATGCACAGGGCAGGACTTGCTGATTTCAACGATCTTTTCTCCGCTGAGAATCTTCTTGCACCATTCGGGCCGGATGCTCAAAAGCACAGCTTTACTCACTTTTCAGCCTCCCACGGTAGTTTCGGAAGCGGCATCCAAACGCGGACCGCCTCCGGGTTCTCTCTGGCGTACTGTAAGGACGTAGCGACCGCACAGTGGGCACCGGCGTGGGCGATCAGAACGCGGCCGCAGCAGTCGCCGTCTTCTTCCTTCGGGGGCTCCTCTGCCGTGTAGCGCCAGCGCTGGGCATCCGCCGCTGCCGTCGGGGTGTTTTCCACAACACAGACAAGTTGCTCCAACTCGTTCTCCATGTCTGGATTATACCAGCCGCCCAGGATTTCCGGGGCCAGGTCGCGGATTCTCTGGATCACATCCTCCGCGTAGACCATACGTTTTTTGCTCATTTCTTCGCCACCTCAAAAATCCCAGTCGGACGGAACGCCAAGGCGGCACGCTCCGCCGCACTCTTTGGTGGATGGTCTGTTAAAAGGGCATCCCAGGCAGCCTTTTCCTGCCGCCAAATGGTCGTGGCAAAAGTCCATCAAGTAATGGGCCATATCTTCCGGGCTCATTATGGCAGCTCCGGAGCTGGCTTTTTCCTCCTCGGTTTCAAAGAAAAACGCAATCGGTTTTTCATTTTCAACGACGTTCCCGTAGGCCACGCCAATTTTATAAATATAGTTGCCGCGCAGCTTGCGGGGAATCTCGGCAATATACCGGCGAAACACTTCCAGGGAGTTTGCGCGCTTATAATGGTTGCACATCCGGCAGGCGGGCATAAGGTTTGAAATATCATCCGCCGCGCCGTCTGCTTCATTCCATACCCGCAGCGGCCGGAAATGATCGACCTGCATATCCTTGTAGGCAATCGCCCTGCCGCAATATGCGCAGCGGCCGCCGTACTTCTGGTATACCGCCTCACGGGTTTTCTTATTGATTGCCATTCTGTGTCACCTCCTTCGGCGGCAACGGCATCCAGCCCACCACGGTGCAGTCTATCTTGTTGTTGTAAACGTCGTCCGGGTTGAAGTGGCGGTATTCCCACCAGCCTTCCGGGATTCGGTAGTCGTCCCGTTCCTCGTCGTATGTTCCCCAATCGGGGAGATCTTCCCAATTCCATTTGCTGTCCTCGGAGAAAACATTGCCGTCCTCGTAGTGCGCCGTTGTAATGCCCAGATAGTCATCACGCCGGTACAAAACCAGAACTTCGGTTTCGACCTTCGGCGGGTCTTTGTCAGGATCGCGCCAGGCCGGGATTATCCTCTCCGGGTCAATGGTGGGGAGGCTTTCGAGATCCGTCAGCTCGCCTGCAATATCTTCACAGAACATGATGTCAGACTCCTTTCCTCTTGCTTCTTCCTCTGCAATGTCTTTTTCAGGATGTTTTCCAGCTCGCCAACATCGGCCAGCCGGACAATCTTCTTTTTCTCAGCCATGTGTCAAAACCTCCGTTCTCTTGACATGGATATCCCGGTACTCCGGGTAGTGGTCGCCCGCCATCTGGCAGGCGTGAAATTCTGCGGCCTGCTGGCTGCTGGCGGTCAGACGATAGGTCAGGGCCGCATCCCCTACCGGGCCGCTGCACAGCACAACAACATGGTACTTAGGCACTCTTCGGCTCTCCTTTCTTGCGCAAAGGCCTGCGATTTGCAGCGTTTTTTAGGAAATCGGGGGCTTTTGCTGCATCTTCCGGGGGGCGCGTGACCAGCTTGTCCCGTCCCGCCCCGATGGGGTTTGTCTTGCGGTACTCCTCCACAGACGTGCAGCCTTGCCTGTCGGCCTCCTCAAGCGCCTTGCGGACATAGGCCCAGCTTCTGCCGCCCAGATCCCCGCACTTGCGGATGATCTCGGTCACAAGATCATCGCCCAGGCGCTCGATGTAACCGGTCAGCTCTTTTTCGCTGTTAGCGCTCAACTTGCCGATGTTTTCTCTAAAAAAATCCACAGGCGATATCGTCGTCCTCGTCCCTGTATAGGAGGAGTCATCTTTAGATGACGACGACTTATCTATATCTAATATCTTATCTCTAATATCTGTATGGACATTTTTGTGGACGTTTTCGTGGACATCCTGTGGACAATGTCCACAGTCAGAAGAGCCGATTAGACGTTGGTTCGTTCTTTGCAGTTTTTTTTGCGTTGCGTAGTCTGTCGCGCTTCCGACCATTTCCGAGTGATTTGCAAGCACAAGCGTGCCGTCTTGCTCCTGATAAATCAGCCCAAGTTTCGCGTAAAGACCCAGCGCAACGCGCACAGTGTCGGCAGAAAACCACTTGGTATCACGCTGAATCTTGTCCACGTCATACGGAATGATCACCTCACCGATCTGCCGTGAAAGCCTGCCGTTGGTGTTGATGGTCATAAGGCAGAGCATCTGGTACAAAACCACATAGTTTGCGCCGTTCTTCTGCCCCATGAGAAAATCCACCGCGTCAGACCGCATAAAGCTGTCTTTGAGCTTTAGCCAGTAGTATCTTTTTCCGGTAGCCGTGTGTCTTCACCTCCTTCCGCACGCCCGTATAGCCAGATAGCACAGCTGGGAGGTCAGAACGGAAGATCATCATCGTCCGTGATCTCTGCAAAATCATCTGCAGAACCCTGCGAGAAGCCCTGTGCCGCCTGCGGGGCGCTGTAAGAGGCTTTTGCTTCTGAGGTGTAACTTTTCGTCTGCTTGTCAAAATCACGCACAGAGGGCTTGTCTGCCGCCTTTGCGCCGCGCTTTCCAGCTGAGCCTTGCCTTTGCCCCGCGCTGCACTGCAGTGACTACCTGTGCCCCTGCTGAGCAAACTTGTCAGCACAATGCCGTTGCCGAGTTATGCGCACATATCCGCGCCTCTGCAAATCATATCATTGCCGTAGCATATCAAATCCCATCCATGCAATGCCGTTGCTCAGTCGATGATGTCAAAGGTGAAGCGGCCCTTGCCGCTGTTTCTCCACTGGCCGATGCCGCGCAAAACGCCGTAATCCAGCCACTCCAGAACCGCATTCTCGAGCGATTCGTCCATGAGAAGGATCTCAAACTCGCAGGTGCTGCCCGCCGGGATCTCCTCAGAGTTGGCCAGGCTCACACGCTCACCCTGGGCCGTCTGGGCACGCAGGGGGCGCTGGCAGTCGCCGATCTTGCCGTTGACCTTGATGGGAATCATGCGGGGCTGCGGGAAGATCAGGCCATCGATGACCTTCTTGTAGGCGGAGAGCTTGCCGCTCTCGTTGACGGCCCGCTTCTTGCCCGTTTCTGTCTTGCCGCCCACACGGGCCAGCATACCGCAGGAATCCTTGAAGAATCCCTTGATCTGGTAGTCGTAGAGCACCGGCTCTCCGTTCTCGTTGCGAGGAAAGACGGTCATGCCCTTGTCTGCCACGGCATCCGCGCCCAGAGCGGCCACCTCGTCCTCGATCGTGGCAGCGTCCGGGCTCTTGCTGGCAATGAAATCCCGGGCGACGTTCTGGTTGGAGGGCCAAGTGCCCAGCACCGGCTCCAGGAAGGTGATCTTGACTTTCAGAATTTTGGTTTTCATGCCGATTTCTCCTATATCTTGTGGTTTACGTAATCCAAAACGCATTATCTTGCATACAGAAGGTTTCCCAGAGCATCCCGCACCTGAATCATCTCGTAGTGCCGGATGTTATCATCTGCCCAGTGCTGGGCCTTAACGCTGGCGGGCTCTCCCGGGTATTCAACCGGTGTGAGCGGATCTGTGAACTGCCTGACATCGCACCCCGGAGGGCTCTTGCGGTAGGCGTAAGCATATACAGTCATGCTCATGCGCCCCTCCGGTTCTGCCGGTAGTCCGGCTCCTCGGTGCGGGCGTGGGTACGGTCAACGCGGCCATAACGTCGTGCGTTCTGCTCGCGATCCTGTGCGGCAAAGCCCAGCCGCAGGAACATCACCGCTGCCAGAACCAGGCACATGGCCGTGGCAAACTGGCCGTCGGAGATGGCGCTGCCCGTCTGTGCACCGCCCTCGAGGCCCATGCCGTACAGCAGACTTGCGGCACCGCTGGCAGCAGCCAGCCAGTACCATACTCTTGATTTAATCTTCATCGTCATTCTCCTTGTTCCCCTTGTTCAGCTCACGAACAGTGCGGTAGAGAAGCGCGGTCAACCATGCCATCCGCTCCTCTAAGCTGTGCGGAAAAAGGCCTTCCAAAGTCTGCGCGATTGCGCACACCAGAAGATGCAGCGCTTCGCTGGGATTGCCTTCGACCTTGATAATCGATTTCTCACTGTCGATGTAAAGTTTTGCCTTCATGTTCATGCTCCCATTTCCTCCTTGTCGTTCTCATACGGGCGGACGATCTTGCATCCGCGCCGGTGCATATACTCGATAAAACCGTCGATGTAGATCGTTGCCTGCCGCCGTTTGGTATCTTCTCGGGGGACTACCCATCCGGCGTATTCGCCGCGTGCAACATTATTCCAGAACTTGTTCGGGCTCATCGGGATGAGATTTGCCCGGAACATCTCGCAGCACTCTGCAACGCCTTTCATCGTGATCCTTTCGCTCATGCCGCTGTCTCCTTCCTTAGAACATGCTGGTCTGGCCGTTGGTCTGCTGGATCAGCATCACGGTGTTGGTGCTGGGCTTCCAGCGCTGGATGTACTCCACGGCCTCGTCAAAGCGCTTGCGGGGGATGTTGTTTCTGCTGCTGACCCGGAACCACATCTGGATGTCCTTGTTGATCTCGCAGTAAACCATGCCCCGTACATGGGAATCGCCGTAGGCCGGGGCGTTCTTGCCGCCCAGAGCTTCCACAACAACGTGGTTCACGGCATTCTTGAGGGAAAGCTGCTGGTCATAGTCCACGACCATGTTGTTTTCCAGCGCCGTGATCCGCTGCTCCTGCCTCTGAGTGCGGTCGTCCAGCAGGAACAGCGCCTGCAGCTCCTTGCTGAGCTTGGGCATCTGCGGAGTGGCCAGCTTCTTCTCCATCTCGTTGAACGCCTGGATGTACTTCAGCTTCCACTCCAGCGCCGCCTTGCCGGTAAAGCCCATCACCAGCAGGCTGAAACCGTCCCGGTTCATCAGGTACATGGGGTAGGTCTGACCATTCTGCTTGTGAGTGTACTCGGTTTTGTAGAACATGGGGGTCTCCCCATTTTTGGGGAGACCCGGGGTGTCGTTAATTTTAACGAGACCCCCAATCAGGTTCTCAATGCCCTTGAGAACGTTGTCGTGGCTCTTGCCGAAGTTCTCAGCAATCTGGAGACTGGATACCACCGGCTCGCCGTTCTGGGTGAATAAGATAATGTCTGTCATTCGGTCTTTCCTCCTTCTTCTTCCACCAGCAACTTGTCCACGGATACCTTAAAGTATCGGGCCACCTTCATCAGCTGCTTGATGCTGGGGCCGTAGACGCTACGTTCCCAACGTCCGAGTGCTCCATTGCTCAGGCCTGCGGCAACCTCTAGTTCCGTTCTTGATAGGCCATGCAGCTTCCTGAATTCGTCAATTTTCGAAAGATTCACTAGCGATTTCTCCTTTCTGGGCTTGAAAATCGCTAGGAAATATGCTACTATGTAAGTGCGAGATACAAGTGCATAAAATCCAGCGAAAGCCCGATAAAATATTCAGGGGCTTTGTTATGTTTTGTCCCTGTGCTTCGTATTATACTAAACAATTGATTAGGTTTCAATAGTGAATCTGTGATTTTCTAATAGTTTGTTTAGATGCACAAAAATGCGAGGTGTTTTCTATGCGAAATGTGGAAAGAGCTAAACAAATCGCTAAAAGCAAGGGTATAAGCTTTGCATTTGTGTGCGCTCAGATAGGAAAAAGCCGGAGTTACCTGTCTGAAATGCTTGCGAATAATCGGGATATCCCCGAAAAAATGATTAAACCGGTCGCAGATGCGCTAGGTGTAACAGTGGAAGAGCTGACCGGCGAAGAGAAAAAAGAAAAGCCCAGCACCGCCGGAGAGATAGATTTGAGTGGTCTATCTCCCGAGGATGCCGAGCTTGTAAGAAAAATTATGGCTGCTTCGGACGCAAAGAAAAATGCGATTCGGGCGCTGCTGTGATTTAGGTGTTTAGAATAACGAGGACTTTCTGACGAAATGCAGGGTCACTCTTTAGCTTCTCGATGATTCTTTTGATTTCGTCCGGGCTGAACTGTGATTCCTGCATTTTGTTTTCCTCCTTTAGAAATATAGATGTACGAGGTGTTAGAATTGAAATTTAAGTTAAAGCACAAAATCCTGGCCGCTTGTAGTGGACTTCTAACCTTTTTTGCTATTTTTGAGGCTTTATTGACTATAGAAAAGCCAGTTTTTAGTATTTTTGCATTGTTTTCATTTTTCTTTGTGGCGGTTCTTCTCTTCTTTTACATTTATTTTGTGCTTTTGTGTATAACGTTCCCTTTCCGAAAAGCGATGGAAAAGAGTTCTAAACCGTCTCAGGGGAAGAAGATCAAGAAGCTTTTGAAGCAGTCTACAGTGGACTATGATTTTTCTGAAGAAGTAGAGCTTTCGCCAGATGACCTGACACAGGAGAACTGTGATAGTCCTCAACCTAAAAAAGTTCTTTCGGATAAAGAAACTGATGCGGTGTATACGCTCAAAGACGCACCTGTTCTTTGGGAAAGCAGAGCCTCTGCATTAAAGAATGCCTTAACGCCAGAAGAGTTCTTTGAAGCGTATGATGATTTCGTAGATTACGCAAAAGAGATCTTAGAAGCGGATTCCGTTTGGCTTTCTTTCAAGGATTCTTCGGTTATTTCTAAAGAAAGCAGAGAATACATCGCTGACGTTGTGAACGGAAATTGTTTTGAAGATGAATTGACTGCGTTTATTGAACGGTCTTATAAATTGGCAAAAGATAAAATCGAATCGAAAGAGACTGCTTCAGATAAAAGGAACGCCGCAAGAGCGTGGCATGCCGGCTTTGACCCTTACTTGTCCAGAATGCCAGAAAAAGAGATTCATCTTCTCCATGAAAAGTACGGTGAACTTATCATGCTTGCCGATACATCAAATCTTTGTTCTCTGTGAGGTTAAAATGTCATTATTTGGAATAAAAGAAAAACAAGAACTTGAGGCCCTTCGTTCCGAGAATCAGAGCGTTACAGAAAAGAACGCTGCGCTTGAACAAGAACTGGAAGAGCTCAAAAAACAGAACGGCGCTCTTTCTGCAACAGTGGATTCTTTCCCTAAAAACCTTCCTTCATATAATGATATTCAGGAAGAAATCAAGAAAAGAACCGCTTATCTTGCTGGGTTAAAGGCTACGATTTCAGATACAGAAGATAAGCTAAAGGCGGCAAAACGAAGTCTTATCGAAGTCTCCGATGCCGTTCAGCTTCAGGATTTTGGCCTGTATACTCCGCACTACAATCTAATGCGTTCGGATGAGTACAAGGCTAAAATGATGGAGATCAGAGCCTTGCAGAAGGATATGGTTCGCAATGGCTCTGCCGTCACCGGCTCCCAGACCTGGACGGTCAACGGAAACGCTTCCAAGGGTAAAAAGATGGTGGCCGACATGCAGAAGCTGCTTCTGCGGGCGTTCAACGCTGAATGTGATGACGTGATCGAGCACGTTAAATACAACAACGTGGAAACCGCAGAAAAGCGCATCACATCCTCTCAGGAGGCAATCACAAAGCTGGGCACGATCATGGGGGTCTCCATTGTCCCTTCCTACTACCGACTAAAGCTGGAAGAGCTTTATCTCGCTTTTGAGTACGCTCAGAAAAAGCAGGAAGAAAAAGAAGAGCAGCGGGAAGCCAGAGCCCAGATGCGGGAAGAGGCCAAGCTCGCAAGAGAAATTGAAGAGGCACGGAAAAAGCTTGAGAAGGAGCAGCAGCACTACAATAATGCTCTTGCAAAGGTAAACGCCCAGCTGGATGCCGCTTCCGAAGAGGACCGAGCTGCCATCGAGGAAAAGAAGAGCATCATCGAGAGCCAGCTCCAGAAGATCGACAAGGAGTTCGCTGACGTGGATTACCGCCAGGCCAATCAGCGTGCCGGATATGTATACATCATTTCGAACATCGGAGCATTCGGAGAGAATGTGTACAAAATCGGAATGACCCGGCGGCTCGACCCTCAGGATCGCGTGGACGAATTGGGAGACGCTTCCGTTCCGTTCAATTTCGATGTTCACGCAATGATCTTCTCTGACGATGCGCCGAAGCTGGAAGCTGCTTTGCACAATGCATTTGCGGACCGCAAGCTCAACTTTGTAAACCAGCGGCGGGAGTTCTTTAATGTAACGCTTGAAGAAATCAAAAAAGTTGTGAAAGAGAACTTTGACAAATCCGTTGAGTTCGTCGAACTTGCCCCCGCGCAGCAATACCGTGAATCCATTCTGCTTCGGAAGAAAGCACATCAGCAAGATAGCTGATTTCCTACCACAAACGCATTATACATCTTTCTGTTGTAGCATTCAATAGATATCACAAAATAAATTCGCTTTTTCTGAAAATAGTTAGATTTTCACTTGAAATCATCCAGCCGCTGCATTTTCTGCAGCAGCTCCCCAGCAAGCTCCCCGCCGGGGCAGTTGGCGGCATCCAGCAAGCGCCGGACGCTTTCCGCCTTGCGGACCACATAGAAGCGGGCCCGGGTCTGACACTCGGGCGGCATATCCTCGTAGCACGCCAGGGCGGCGCGGATGTGGGTGCAAAAGCTCTGCATTTTGTCCATAGATCATTCCTCCCAGGGCTTCGGAGTGGGCCGCGTGCCGGTGAGCACGCTGGCGGGCATTCCGTCAATGATGGTCATATCGGGGTTTATGCTGACTGTCTGACTGTTTTTCATTTCATTTTCCTCCTTTTTTGGAAACATTTAAATCTTATGTACCAAATTTTACCATGCGCCGGAGGAAAATGAAATCTGTGTAATTTTTGTCGAATGGCGCAGAGTTTTTCTGCGCCATTTTCCTTTTATAACACGCTGCGTTTAGGGGTGATAAGCATGAGTTATTTTACCGCTGATCAAATCGGGAAGGCGCTTTCAAAAGCGCGGGTATCCGCCGGGCTAAGTCAGAGAGAGATTGCAATCCGCGTCCAGAAGGGAGAGCGGACAGTGCAAAGCTGGGAAAAAGGTGACACAAGCCCAGACAGTGACGAGATCATGGATTGGTGCACGGCCTGCGGAGTGTCCCCCATCACGGTTTTTATGGAAGTTATGCACCCGGATCTGTACGCAGTGCCAGACGGGCAGAAAGAAGATGCAGCCATAGATAAGGAACTTCACACGCTGGTGCAGGCGCTTCCACCGCTCACCCGGCGGCTTCTGCTTTTTGTGCTCAAGGGCCGACATGGGAGCAGCCCGCCTGCGGTTATATCTGAAATGGCCGCAAACCTCCACTGCCCTCTCAACAACAGGGTCACTGTGTGCGGCACCATCATCGATCAGTACAGCTTTGCCAAGATCAGAGGGCTTGACCCGTGCCCGGACGAGCCGCATCCTCCGATAGAGGATTTGAAAATCGATTACAAGTCAGGTCGCACAGCGTCAGAGAACGGCGCTTTGGGCTATATAGGGCGCAGAAAGGAGTAGCGTAATGAAATGTATCAGATGCCATGTAAACATCCCGGACAAGGCTCTATTTTGTCCGTGGTGCGGAAAGCAGCAGGATGCAACGTCCGCTCCCGTGCACAGAAAAAAGCGCCGCCGCCCAAAGGGGAGCGGCAGCGTGTACAAGCTGAAAGGGGTCCGGGCAAGGCCCTATGTAGCCGTGACCGGGAAAAAAGAAGTGCTGGGCACATACGGAACGCCCGGAGAAGCCGTCCAGGCGCTTGACGCATACAACGCCCAGAACACCCCGGCAGAGCGTCTGAAGTGTACTTTTGCGGATGCCTACGAAAAATGGCGGGCACAGCCGAAGTTTTCAAGTCTCAGCCGGGACATGATAAATGGATACGAGCTGGCTTTCAAAAAAGCCGCTCCGCTGTACAGCCGACAAATGCGAGACCTGAAAGCGGAGGACTATCAGCAGATCATAGACCAAATGGTCGCAGACGGTCTCTCCCGCAGCTCATGTGAGAAGCAGCGCACCCTTTTCAGCCAGCTATGTGAGTGGGCAATGGCCCAGGACATCATAAACAAGAACTATGCCCAGCTCCTTCACCTTCCTGCCGGGGCCGGAAAGGCAGAGCGCACCCTTACGGCGGACGAGATCGCCAAGATCAGCGCCTACCAGACCGACAAGCGCTTCGGCCAGACAGCACAGATCGCTATGGTGCTTCTCTATACCGGTATGCGCATCGATGAGCTGCTTTCCATGCGCTGCGAGAACGTGCATCTGAAAGAACATTACATGCAGGGCGGCGAAAAAACAGAAGCGGGCAAAAACCGCATCATTCCCATCCTCGACCCCATTTACAAGATCATCGCCTTCTGGATGATGGACAGCGGGTGCGAGTGGCTGATACCTTCCAAGGCTGGAACGAAGCTGGACAAGCGAAATGTTTCCACAAAGTTCCGGGCCTTGATGCAGGAGTGCCAGATCGAGGGCGTGCACCCGCACACTCTTCGCCACACGGCCAGCAGCAAGATGGTGGAGTGCGGCCTTGAAAAAACCGCCGTGCAAGCTATCCTCGGTCACAAAAATTTTTCCACCACAGCAAACAAGTACGTTTCCCACAACGACCCGGGATACTTGTTACAGGAAATGCGGAAGATGGAATACTGATTTTGTTAGTTTGTTTGTTAGTTTATTCCGGTTTTTCACCGTATTTTACCGTGTTTTCGCAAAAGAAAATGCCGTTCATGTAACTTAACATCACGAATGAACGGCATTTTTTGGAGCTGGTGACAGGAGTTGAACCTGCAACCCACTGATTACAAATCAATAGTATTTTTCGTATTTATGCTATTTTTACTTTAATTGTTAGTTTGTTGTTTGCTTATTGCGTACTCTAAAAGCGATAAATCGTCCGCCTTATCTTACAACAAATGTTGCAGAAATTCAACGCATGTATGCGGAGCGTTCTTTTGCAACGGCTTCGCACAGGCCAGAAACAAGGTCTTCCGCCATGCTCCACATGTGATGCAGCTCTACGCCTGCTGCAGAATCCTCGCTGTCAACGCCTGTAAGGATTTTCTGCGCAATGCGGCGGTTTGCGTCAGCGTGCTCCATTTCTTCCCCAGAGAGCTTATACCACTCAGAAGAAGCGTAGGGGCAGACAGTTTTATAGTCCATCGCCATGCTTGCGTAGTTCATCGCATCGCTGTACTCTTCGGCCATTTGCTTTGCAGCATGAACAAGTGTGTCCTTATACCCTGCAAACTTTGTTTCGTCCATCATAACCAGATCCTCCTTTTTACAGCTTCTCCACGGTCACAGCCAGGTTGTTCACCACGGCAGCAGTACCGGTCAGCAGGAAGCTCAGGATAGAGCTTTCGCAGCCGCACGCATTGCGCACCAGGAAAGTCAGTGCCAGATTGGTCGGCGCAGCCGCAGCGGCCACAGTCTGAGAAGCGGTAGCACCGATGACAGCCACGCCATCCTTCTGACCGGTCAGGGTCACGGTTCCCGCCGCCGTGGGGGCCAGTGTAGCAGACACGGTCACATGGTAGTAGCCTTGGCCCAGCAGGGTGATGGTGTTGCCGTCCTGCCGGATGTTGCAGCCGAACCGCCGGGAAGTGATGCCGACAGGGATAACGTCGTTTACCGCCACGGTCTGAGCCGAGGTGTTGGCGGTATAAATCGCGGATTTAGACATAAAATATCTCCTTCCTTATATAAAATGGCGGAGCAGCCTTTGCCGCCCCGCCGATCCTCGCCAAAAGGGCGCATGTGTCAGATGTTACCACAGCCGTTGCTGCAGCCACAGAAGGGGCTCGGGCCAGCATTGTAGGAGTAGCCGTTGGGGTACCGGACTACGCCATACATCTGAGTCTGAAGCTCCAGCTGGCTGATCCGCTGGTTCTGTGCAGCGATAGTCTGCTCATACTGCTGTTTCTGGAGCTCGGCAAACTTCGCGTCAATGTTGGAGTTGATCGCGCAGGTCTGTTTGTCCATCTGGGCTGCCAGGTTGGCAGTCGCCAACCGGTTGTCGCAGCCACACTGAGCAAGCTGTGCCTGGATGCCGTTGCCGGTCTGCAGGATGGCGGTGTTGGTGCCCGCCTGAGCCAGAGCAACTTCCTTGCCCAGCTGGTCGATGTTGCCCTGCATCGTGTAGCCGAGATTGCAGATGCCGTCGCCAATGTTGGTCAGCCTGTCGTTCAGCTGGCCAAACTGCTGGCCGAAGAGGATTTCCTGCTGGCTTGCCGCAGTGGCATACTGGCCGTACTCGCTGGTGCGGTTGCCCCAGAGGCCGCCGTTGCCGCCCATAAAGACGAACAAAAAGAGGATGATGATCCACCACGCGCCACCCTGGCCCCATCCGTCGTTATCGTTGCCACGGGTCACGGCAGCGATATCGCTCAAAGACATGTTATCCATAGTTGATTTCCTTTCTTGAGAATAGTGAAATTATTTCAAATCGTGGCCACGATTTTTCGATTACTTGATGAAAGGCATGATCTGCCTTGCCATCGCTTCCAGCTGGTGGTACTGCTCATCTGACATCTTGCCGGACTTGCGCAGCTCTTCCACCTGCTTTTGGGAATCTCCCTGGAAAGCGGAACGGAACTGCTGAAGTTGCCGGAGAAACTGCATCATGTTGTTCATCGGGCCGGGCATCGCCGGGCGTCCTGAGCCGCCCAAAAACTGCATCAAAGGATTTGCCATACCTTAGCCCTCCTTTGCCCGTGCGGGCCTTGCAGGAGCCGCCGGGGCTGTCTGATACTGCGCCATCACGCGCTCCACCTCGGCCTTTACGGCAGCCTGTATCTTCTGATCTGCCTGCGCAGAAGTCAGATACTGCGTCTCTGCTGGTGTCTGCATCGTTGCCGGGTCGATCTTTGTCAGGCGGTAGTACTCGCCGGACGCATAGCCCATCGTGTCTGCCTTTTTGACAGCCATGACAGGCTCGTTTTGCACCATGATCCAGCGCGTTTCGCCGGGCTGTACCATGACTTTGTCCACATCCGCGATTGTCGGCACCATTGTGAAGGGACTTTGTCCCCCGCTCTGTGGAGCGGCCTGCTGGGCTATTTGCTGCTGATACTGGCCTTGCCCAAAACCCATCGGTGGCATCCCACTGTAAGGGTTCGATTGCCAGCCGCCAAAAGGATATGCCATAAAGCTTCCCCGTCCTTTCTTGATCTTGTAGCACCAGTGTACCTCTCCCGTATATCCTGAGTGCGCAAGGAGAATGCAGGGAGTGCGCAAATTTTCAAAAAACTTTGAAGATCCTCTTTACATCTGCTTGCAGATGTGCTATAATAAAATCACGGAAAGCAATACAACACACAACATCATGGAGGTACAAAATTATGAGAAACGCTATTGAGATCGCCGCTGACATCCGCAACGCCGCCGAGTGGGATAACGACCTGTGCGCGGAGCTGTGTAAGGCCGCCGGTATGGAAAATGAGTGGAACGCCGCGGACGGCGAGACTTTTGAATCCGTCGTCAATGCCGCAGCCGAAAAACTGGGCGTGAAGATCTACTAATGACGCAGGTCCCCATCTGGGGGCCATTTTTGTAAGGAGAATCACATGGAAAAGTTTGACCAGCAGAAGTACAAGAACGCATTCAACCGTGAAAAATATGAAAACATTGTCGTCAGGGTTCCCGCCGGAAGTCGGGATTCTATCAACGTGCAGGCCCGAGAAAAAGGGTTTTCCAGCACGAATGCATACATTCTGGATCTGATCCAGAGAGATTTCAAAAATACCTGAAGATCTTCTTTACATCTGCTTGCAGATGTGCTATAATAAAATCACGGAAAGCAATGCAACACACAACATTATGGAGGTAAAGATTATGACTATGAAGGAAAAAGCATTAGAATGTCTCAACGAGGCCAAAAAGCTTGACTTTGATAAAGAGGATGCGAAAATCGATTCTCTTTTGACAGATATTTGCGATATGGCATGCATTGACACTCGGAGCCTTTACGCGCAAGATTTTGATAACGCACTTTTTAAGGCCGCTGAGTTGATCGGCATTCTTCCAGAAGTAAAAGAATATATCAACGAATATAACGAAGCAATCAAAGAAAGCGACCCGAAGGAATATGAAAAGTTTTATAAGGGCTAAAAGGGATGAACATTATAGTGCTCGGTAAATAAAAAGCCCCCAGGTGACGCGCGAACGCCGCCCGGGGGCTTTTACGGAAAACATACCTCACACACTTAGAGGTATGGAAAAAGTATATCACGACAAGATATTTTTGTCCAGAGAGGAGTAAGCATGGAAAAGATATACCCACCTCTTGCCATTCTGAAGGAGATCACAAGGATCATGCCAAAGGTCTGGCAGATCATTGACGTGTCCCGGCCCATAGGCGTACAAAATTCAGGGTGCCCAGACAGATGCTTCGCCCCCATCGAGACAGCCACAGCGGCAAGCATTTTCTGCCAAGAAAGCGCCGCCGAGAAAAAAGGTGCAGATATCGACATCCCGCAGCCCAGATTGACGCTTGCCCTCGCCCAGTGGCGAAAGGATAAAGAGGTCTTTGTGGTAGACCCAGACCTTGCCGCCGTGCTTTATGCGCAGGATGATATGGACATTCCGGCAGCCGCCTTTGACTATCTGCCTTACAGCTGCTTCTATGTAGAGAGCCCCGGCCTTGATGTGTACCTGACCGGAATTCATGGCTTTTTCTTTTATCTGGGATGGGACACGAAAGAGCAAAAAGTTCTACTGAGCTTTGTCTTTCTTGGGGAAAGCGGCGGATGCTATCCCTTTGACCTTCCACTTGATGGAGAAAGCCTTGACGTGTGCTTTGATGCCGCTGTCAAGAAGCGGGCGCAGAGCGGAAACGCCCACCTTGCCACGGTGGCGCGGCAGGAGCAAAAGAAAAGAGATGCTGTCATCTCTCTTTTGCGCTGTGCCTTGCAAGTGGTGCTGTATCTATGCGCATCCAACGCCGAGATCGTCCCTGATCCAGAGCAAAAGACCGTCACAAAGCACAGCCGCACCGTAAAAGACCGGTATGCAGAGATCAGGAAGTGGGATGTCGGTATGCGTGTAGGCGCATTGCTCCGTGAGCAATCCAGGCGCGCCGCCGATGAGGATGCCCCGGCCCGCACTGGCAGCCACCAGCAGAAGCGGCCGCACATGCGCCGTGGGCACTGGCACCACTTCTGGACAGGCTCGAAGTCTGAACTGGATAAAAGAAAGCTGATACTGAAATGGCTTTCTCCGATTTTTGTTGGTGCTGGAGACGTAGAGACACCTGTGGTGATGCATAAAGTGAAGGAAGTGTAAGAGATGCCGCCGAAGAAAAATCACATCGGGGAAAAACACGGGACGCTTGAAGTCATCGCAGAGGCCCCATCAAGAAAAAGTAAGTCCGGAAACCGGCTAACCTGCTGGAAAGTGCGCTGTTCTCATTGCGGATGCGAAAAAATTATGCTTTGGGGAAGTATCCGGAACGCAAAATCGTGCGGGTGCATCAAAGTGACAGATGTGCCAAAGGAATGCACCTGTAAAAGGTGCGGAAAATCTTTTACCGGAAATATGTTTACCGTTTACTGCCCAGAATGCAAAGAAGTCATAAAAGAGTTGCACGGCGTAAAAGGGAATTCGTGTTTTTCTTTTGAAACAGTATGTATTGACTGTGGTGCGCATTTTGTTGCAGGCTCAAAAAAAGCTCTCCGATGCCCTGAGTGTAGAAAAAAGGCCAAAAGAGAAAGCAATCGTCTTTGTGCTCAGAGACGAAAAAACGGGACAGCAAGAAGGCTTGGAGAAGCATACTCGTGTGCTGACTGTGGGAAGCCTTTTATCTTAAAAAATGGATTTCAAAAGTACTGCCCAGACTGTGAGCCGAAGCACAGCATACAATCGTGGAAAGAATATAAGGAAAAAAGTAAAAATCCCCGGTGCTCCGCATGGATAGAGCACCGGGGATTTTTATGTGTTCGATTCAAGTGCTGAAAGCACCACTTTCAGGTGATAGCATACAGCCCTACGACTGTAGTGTGTCTGTGCTGCAATGTCCGGCAACGGGAGCCGCTCAACGTACCGCAAAAGAGCTATCTTTCGGTCTACCCTCCCAAGCGGTGCGCTTTTGATGGCGGCGGTCATCTGTTGTCGGTCAAGTCCTTGCAGCGCAGCGGGCAGCACTACACGAGCCGCCGCCACAGGCAGCACCGAGCCAGAAGGGCTGCGGGAGCTGTCCGGCGTTGCGCACCATAGCGGTGAATTTATGCTGAAAACGGGAAATTCGCACTGAAAGTGTGCAAATTGCGCTTACTTTACGATGGATTTGCTTGTTTTTGGCGTAAATCTGGTATGTAGTCCTGCTCATGGTCTTACTCCTTACTCAGGGCCGCCTTTGCCCGGTCAAAGAAAAACTGAATGACCTTGCTCATGGTCTCTTCGGTGATAGCCCAGCTGACCAGCTTGCCCCACCGGCTGTTGTCCAGATAAGTGCGCAGCATCTTGACGCACCACGCCTTGCGCTCTGCGCCGCGCTTCGTGCCCTGAATTTCATGTTCTGCCTGCTCGATCAGGTCAAGCACGGTGCCCTTGACAGCGGCACCATAGCCCAGCCGGATACAGCCCAGTGCGTAGAAGATGAACCCGCCAAGCATAAGCACGAGGGCCACAGGGGCAGGAAGTGCGGTCAAAAGGTTATTGATTGTTGCCATGTATTACTCTCCTCTCTCTTTTTCAAGGTCTGCAATGCGGTGGTTTGCCACCTTCATCTGCTCTTCAAGCACCGGGATGCGCTGGGCGAAATTGTTGTGTGTCCGGACTTCCCGGGTCAGCTCTTCCAGCTTGGTTTCGGTCACAGCCTGCTGCTTGTCCAGTTTGGCATCCATGCTCTGGGCGGTGTGGTTGTTAGAGATGACCACGCCGATCAGGCTCAGACCGCCGGTGATAATGGCTACGATGATTGCTTCGCTCATGCGCCCTCCCGGAGACGGGTCAGGCCCTTCTTGCGGATGATACGGGGGTAGTTGAGGGTGGTCACGTTGAGGTCAACGTTGCGGGAGATGCCCGGCACACGGCCTTTACTGGTGTGCTGGTGGGCGTTGTAGTGATAGCCGACAGCGGGAGTCTTGCCCGTGTAGTCGGCCAGCCAGATGTCCCAACGGTTTGCCAGGCGGCCCATATCTAGCTCCATGTTGGAGTAGTGGGTGTAGGTGTACAGCTGGGCATAAAAACCCATCTTCTCCACCTGTTCCAGCGCGTAGGCGGTGAGGTTGGTGAGGTCGAGGGTGCTCATTGGCTTGAGCTTGTTTTCCTCCACGTCTACCGCAAGGGGCATGGTCAGCTCCTTGCCGTAGACCGCCTGCCGCACAAGGGCAAGCTCTGCATCGGCCATCGCTTCGCTGGTGGCGT